CCATGGTGTAAGACTTTCTATCCTTATAGGATAATTAGCACTGTAGGTTTGACCTAGCTGAATAGTAACAAATCTATTACCACCGTTTTCCCCGTAGCTTTCTATTAATTGTGCAATGGCCGCTGGTATATCAGTTATGGTTTCTCCTGGGCCTACATTTATAACTTCTTGATGATCTGGTGGTATAGGTTGTTCTGGGTCTATTGGTACAAGAGGTTCATCCACTTGAGAAAATAAGTTCTTAATAAAATTAGTACCGTTATAAATAGCCATTACCGTTTCATTAGCGGCTAAATTAAAAGATACATTATCACCAACTTGGTCAGTTAAGTTCTTTAGTCCTAAACCATCGACGTTTAATAAAACAGAACCTTTACTTGCAACATCTGTTGTAAATAACAAACTCATACCATTATAGTAAATAGTCTTAGTTGAACCTATAGCAGAGTTTAAAGTATAGGTAGTACTCTGTTCGTCCATAGCAACAACTCCTGCCGCTAGATACTCATTAGTGAATATAGTTGGAGTGACAACATTTGTTTGATACCATTTACCCGTGGCATTATCACCTACGTAAATAGCTTCTAGATATTTATTTATAGTAAGAATAACACTTTGAACGCTACCATACTGAATAAAGTCTTTATACGCTAACCCGCCAACCTTAATTTGAACCAGACCATTAGAAGCAATGTCAGATATAAAGCACGCTGTCATACCATCGTAATACGTATCAACTACAACATCATTACTAGCCGTTAAAGTAAGCTTATTAGCAGCTTCACTGGCAGCAGTAAATCCATTTATAGCAGGATTGCCAAAGGACTTAATGAAATCAGCTTGTGCGATCTTCTTATCAATTCCTTCTGCTGTTTTTCTAACTAATAATAGATCCCCGTCGTCAAACGTAACCGCTGCACCAAGATCCGTAATTTGTTTAGTAGCCATGTTTTACCTTTAACTTACTATTGCTCTATCTGTTACTCTTCTCCAGTTAGTACCATCATTAAATGCAGGCACTGCTCCACCAGACTCATTACTTACATAAATAATCTTACCGATAGGATAAGTATTAGGGGGAAGTGTAGCCACTGTATATGTAATTGGAGCGTCTAAATACTTAACCCATATATCATTTGTACGACCTAACCAATTAAACCAGTTACGTGCACCTTTATCTCTATATCCCCACCCATTATTCTTTTTAGCCTGTGGAGGTTCAATAACATTATTTTGACCACTAATAGGGTCTATCACATCATTAAGTGCCCATTCTGGGTATTTATCTGGTCTATCTGTGGTCATACTGCTATAACTTCTATAAGTTCACCGCCGAAATCGCTAATAGTATAATCTTCAAAGGCCTCAGATAAATCTAACTCTAAAAGAGTACCGTCACCAATATCATACTCAGCCCCATCGATTAATAAAATAGCTTCGTTTAAATATACTTCAGCAAACCCTTCCCCTGTGAAATCATCAAGGGTAGAATCCGCCACGACTTCTAGATTATAATTATTTCCTATACTATATACAAGCTCTAACTCCGTTATCTCGTCATCCGGGAAATTGCCACTTTGCATAACGAAATTAGCAAGCTCAGTAGACACCTCACTAAAGACAAAAGGTGCTTCTTGGCTACCTTGTAATAATATGCCATTCCCGACTCCTGCTGGTGAAAATGATCTAATTAATGATGGTAAATTAGGAACGAAGTTATCAGTTTGTACAAATACTTGAAAATAAGCTGGATATATATCAGTATAATCAATGACAATAGGATTTAATATCTGTCTAAGTGCGTTGATAATAGATTCAGGCTGACCCCCAGATATGTTTATTTCTATTTGTGCAAGTATAGATGCTCTATAGTCAGTATCATTTTGACCTGCCCTTAATTGCCCGACAATGGATCCTATACCGTCAAGTTGAACACCTTGAGCAGTATCAATAGACCGCATTCTATAAACATCATCAATCTGGTCTTCAATCTCTTGCACAGGTAATACAAAAGACTCAATTAAGTCATTAAACTTAACCGACTCTTTATATTGTTCTACAAGTCTGTTTTGCGCAGCTTGTACATGATTAGTGATCTTGATTAATGACATTATATAATATTTATGGTTACCTTACTTAAATCAGTAACAGCAATTTGAGAAGAAGGCATATCGATATTAGCACTTAATAATGGCGGTACTGTAAGTTCTACTAGTGTACCACCTATTGTAATTACTGCTGATTCAATACCGCTAACACTATATACAGACTTATATAGTGACTGATAAATAACATCATCACTAACATTAAGCATTCTAATTTGTGCTACGATATTTGCTTTTATAGTATCAGTTCCGTTTGTAGGATATGTATTAGTGTCATCTAAGGTCACTTCAACATGTATGTAAATATATAAGTTCGTTGGTCTAGAGAAATATACAACTTGATCCCTGCCAGTAGAATCTTGCACTATAATTTGAGTATTACCATAAGAAGCAATTCCAGCAGGCTTTGCTTGCCATATAGTATCCCCTATATTATCATCATCTCCGCCAAGTACTAATGCTTCAAAGCTATGTGGTGGTAACCCTTCAACAGAAGTCATATCAGTTATATTCTCATTTACGGTAGCAGAAGTTACACCTACTAGATTAAGAAGGCGAGCGCGAATAGCCTCGACTGTACCAGCTCCAGGTAGTCTTAAGGATTGAGAACGCCTAAGTCTAAGCTCTGCGTCACTCTCTAAGTTTCTTCCAGTTTTACCAGCCAAGGGATTATATACGGATATCCACCCGCCAATAGGAGTTTGAATAGTGGTAAGTGCCCCTGCTGGCAGTGGTATTTCCCCCTTAGTCGTAGCTACAAAATCACCAGTAGTTAATAAGCTAAAGAACGATACTTCATTAGACAAAAAGACACTAAATGCATCAGTATCATCACTTATAAGGACTAACTGACTATTTACATTGCTAGCGGTAACAGTAATAGCAGATGCATTAATTAGAGCCACTAACTCATTTATAATTATATCCTTGGTATCGTTTAAGACTAGAGTATAAGTAAAACCAACACTATTAATTATAACTGTGTAATCAGGTTGAGTTATATCATCAATATTAATAGTAGCTTTTAAGCACGCATCGTTGGTTATCAATACATCCGCAAGTAATTTAAAAGTAGTATTAACACCAAGTGCAGAAGCTTCGCTATTAACTGGGATAAAAGTTTGATTCTGCCCCGTTAGTTCTGCTGTAACCGTAGTTGGAGTAGCCGCTAATCTTGTTAATCCAATATATTGACAAACATTATCTAATGAAAAGTCATTGGCAGTATCTGGATACATTGCATTATAAATAGACTCTAGTGCGTACCATAGTAATGCTTCCCGCTCGCCAAAGATACCTACTAACTGACCAAAGACAGACTCGTCATTTAAGTTAATAGTACCAAACGAATCCCGTAGTGTGGTTTCAATATCAAGTTTAATATCTTGAAAGTTCTTCTTATTAAAACCCTGAGGGGTCAATCCATTTGTCATAATTCAATTTCCAATATGTTTCCTTCTTCATCACGCACCTTAAAGTTTATATCAAGTTCACGTGTTTTTATATTCTCATCAATATTAAACTCTATTATTTCAGTAACTTCAGGAATAGACTGTATAGCTCTAATATATAAAGTTTCTATTCGTGATAAAGAATTACCTTTACCAAGTATCTCAGTAAAGTAAGGCATCCCAATACTATTATTTAAAAACCATTCACCTTCAAATAAAAGCAAAGTCTGCTTTATCTTTTGTACAGTTAGTTCATTACCATCTGTTAACTTTAAATCGAAATTGACAATAGCTAAATCATTAGTAACGCTATCAAGTAATATATCTTTATTTACAACTTTTGCCATTATAAAGGTGTCCCCGTAAACCCTGGTATTACAACTGTTGGTGAACTTCCAGCTACCGCCTCACTATATGGATGAGTATGAGTTTCTAATGTAATACCATTAGAGCTAATAGTGCCGCCCATGTTAGTAATATTACCAGTATTGTTAATAGTTCCTGTGTTAGTAATACCACCAGTGAATACAATAGCACCACCGTTAGCCCCGCTACCACTACCTTGAAGCTCTAAATTACCACTTATCTGCATATCTCCTGTGTGAATGAACTTAATAGCCGTGGTATTAATATTCCCACTAGCAATAATAGTAGCATCTATACATGTAGCATTAATATTTCCAGTAGCTGTAAGTTTAGTATCAACTGACTCAATTTCTATATTACCAGTAGCTGTGATCTTAGCTGTCGTGCACTTAGCGATCATGTTTTCAGCCACTGTAGCCGTCATATTCTTACAATTAACTACTAATTCTTCACTCGTAGTTACATTAGCGTTCTTAGAGTTAATAGTAATATTTTCAGTAGAAGTTATAGATGCATTACGACAATTAATAACAACGTCCTCTGTAGTAGTTATATTGTTATTCTTTGAGTTTAAAGTAATAGTTTCAGAAGACATGACAGTGAGGTTTTTACAGTTTATTATAGTATCTTCGACAGTGTTTATGTTAGTGTGTTTAGAACTAATATTCACATTATCAACTGCTTTTATATTCACATCCTTTGTAGTTTCTATATTGATAACTCCATTTGGCTTAAGCATAATCTTAGAGCCTGAATAATTGATTAATACATCAGTATTATTCTCAGCTCTTGGACCACTGGCAAAAGGAAATAATCCCATAATAGCTATAGCATCAGACAAATTATGCATTCTAGTAGAATCAGGTTTCTGCCCTGTGCCACCAAGTAACCAATTACTCATGTCACGATCAGCATAAACCAATAAGCATGAATCACCACGATTAACAGGCATAGTTATTGATGCACCACCGCTAGACATAAATACAACTGGCACACCCGAGACAACTGGATAATCAATAGTAGAGCCATTATCATATAGCTCTTTCATATCTATCTTTACGCTCGCCTGCTGTGTCTTAAAGTCATAAGTCTCAATCTTAGCAGGCATACATACACGTATGCTATTAGCTACATGGTTACTAAGCTTTTTAAGTAAGTTAACTATATCATCCATTGTTCGTAACTATCATCCTTGTATACCAATCATTTCCTCTAGTATCCCCTGTGTGTATTAGCTCTTTTATAACGAACACACCAGTAAGCACTATACTCTCCACTTGTACTAAATCACCAGCTTCCAATTGAGGTTGAAGCAGTGAAACTACCTTATACTCATTCTTATTAATCTTATCCAAGTTCTTTGTCTTTATAATCAATTCTGGACTCTCAACAAGTCCAGTCTTATCAGATAAAAAGACATTTTGCGCATTTGTTGAGTTCTCACCGTTTAATATCTGTAACTGCCCATTCTGTATTGACCATTTAAACTTAAACTGATCACCTAGTTGATCTAATACCTCTGGAATAGATCCAACATATGAAAAGCCATTCTTAAATTGCTGATTCTTATTGTAATCAGCAAACTTAACGGGCAGTCCTAACTTGGTTATTATAGCATTAATTACAGAACTTAGTTGTGTTTTTCCTACAAAAGATAAAGTTATAGGATTATTAGTAACTGCATTAAACCCGTCCTTTGAGTAGATTGTAGTTATTATATCAGGGCTTTTAATGGTATGAATTACATTGCTTATATTACCTTGCCCAATAGCAAACACTCCACCATTCTGTATATAACCCGCGTCAATACGTACTAAGCTAGTAGGATCACTGGTTATCTTATTTCTTGTAGTCTGTGATAAGTTGTAAATATCAACACGACATGAATTGATATTAGATAAGACGCTTTTCTTTATCTCGAACTTTATTTTATGATTCTCAACCCTAATATCAGGTGAAATATCTACTTGGCATACTCTATCAAAATACTTCATCAGCTCCCACAAAGACTAAGTCGATTTCAGAACCCATATTGTCACGAGTTATAATTTCTACATCTTTTGCCACTGGTACAACGACTAATAATCCATTTGGCCTGCTTTCTGTAAACACAGAACTAAGTATATCTGTGTTTACGTTTAATTTCTTACCGACAACAAGAGGTATGTTATCATTAGTATAAACAGACATATCCCAAGTCTCATCTCTGATATTCCAATTATGTATAAGAGTATATGGTACGTTTCCAAGTACCACAGATTGTTCAAAATAGGCCTCTTCAAACCATTTAATAACTTGCATAAGCTAACTCCTAAACATATTAAATAGAGCCGAACTAGTTTTACCAGCTTCAACAGGAGTTGGGATATTAGTTTGCTGCCTTCCAGTTTCTAACTTATTATTTATCATATCCTGTACAGCTCTTGGGTTACGTGAAATACTAATTGTCTTTACACTGGCAAGAGTAATCTGCTTTAATGTAATCTCAAAGAATAGACGATTACCCACCTTGTTATCACGTGGGAACGTCAAAGTCTCAATAACCATGTTATCGAAAGTATCAAGATAGTTCACCACTGTTACAAGTGATTTACTAGTATGTAGATCCTTCAATAACTCATAAGCAGCTGTTGACTTACTACCTTTTCCCTTAAACTTATCGACTACATTATTGAGTAAATTACCATCAAACAGTCCCGCTATGTCTTTAATAGTTCCAACTATATCAACTGAAGTATCTGTTATAGACCCTTCCATCTTTACCTTAAGAGGGTTTATATAAATATGATCTGATATTGAGGATCCCGTCTCGATAGGGTGGTTTGTTATCTCACTTGAATAGTCAATGGTCTCCATATGAGTACCATCGATAAATAACTCACCTATTTTACTATGATTGGAAAATAATAACTTCTTACCTGATCCTACTAAGTTAGTTATTTTAGCAAGTAACGTTATAGCCATGATCTACCTGCTTGATAATGAATCTAATCCACGGAGTATATTATAATTAAATTGCTCTTGGAATACATTAGTAACTTGATCAGCGATTATACGACTTTGCTCAGCAGTAGTACCTACTGGAACATTAACTACAATATTCTCAGTAATATACTGATTAACCTTATTATTAGCAGTAGAATTATTATTTACTGGTGATACACCATTAATAGAAGAGCTTGGATTAATTAAAGGTTGTAGGTTATTAGGTCTTGCTAACTCGTCATTTAAATTACTCTCATCGATAAGCTGTATTTGCCGTCTTACACGCGGTTCATCCAGATTATCTTCATTAACAAGCTCTATTTTACGTAAGATTGTCTCTTTACGTTCTAGATCAGCTTTAACAGAGTCGTCTTTAATAGTATTTAATTTATCGTCAGCTTGAATGACTTTTACTTGACGTTCCTCCTCACTTACTACTTTTCTAAATATTGTCTTTTCACGAACAGCATCTATACCACTGCCGACAAAGTTAGTAATAGTCTTGATAGTATCAAGTATTCCATCAAAGAAAGACGTAAACCATTTACCTAGCGATTCAAATGAGTCTTTAAAGAAACTAACAACACTGTCAATAATTTCATCAAAAGTCTTTTCAAAACCAAACCATTCTTTTAATAATGTAGCTATGAGTGAGGTATTACCAGTTGCCCACGCTATTAAATCATCAATAATAAGAGCTATAGCTACACTTAAAGCAATAATAGCAGCAGTTACCCATGTCACAGGATTAGCAAGAAGGGCAACCGTTAATACCCGTACTGCCGAAGCTGCTGCAAGTATTCTAGGTATTGCCAAAATACCTAAAGTTATAGATAGTACATTTACGGTATTCTCTAAACCACCCAATAGGTTAATTAGATATTTAACTGGTGTTAGTACCAGATTAATAGCTTTAAAGAGGAAACTAAAAGCTGCGCTTAATATGTTTATAAATGAAGTTATACTTTGACTTATTATCTTCCGATTAGCAACATACCAAGTCTTGAACATATCTATAGTACGAGAAAAGACAGGCATGAACTTAACCGCTAGTTCTTTCTTAACACCATCAATAATAATCCTTAAATTATTCCATGACTTAATAAACTCTTTAGAAGACTGGATACCTTTACTATCAATAACGTAACCAAGTCTAGTAATCTCTTCACGCTGTTTTTGAAAAGCTTCATTTGTGGTATCGAATAACTTAGCTACTTCTTTGTTACTCGTTCCAAGTAATCTCTGTGAAACGGCAGCTTGTTTTATAGGATCTTTAATAGCAGCAATCTTCTTAGCTGCTTCTTCATATAAAACAAAAGAACTCTTTAGATTACCGTTATTGTCTTTAGTGGATATATTTAAGCGATTAAGCTCATCAGTAACTATTTTGCTTGAAGTATCAATAGTACCAAGTTGCTTATTAAAACTAGCAAAAGACTTAGATAGCTCGTTTACTTCAAGACCAGTATCTTGCGCAACTAACTCTAGACTTTGTAAATCATCAGTCGTTATACCAAGCTTAGACGCTAAATCTTCAGTCTCTTTAGCAGCTTTAGCAACGGATAGCGACAGGACAGTTAACCCAGTAGCAGCTGCAACCAGTCCAGTTATAGCGAACTTAGCGGCATTTATTGATTTACCAAAACCCGCAAGCTTTGTCTTAGCATCATCAATAGATTGCTCAAATTTCTTTAAATTCTTATCATCTAATTCAAATCCAAGACGGGTGACAAGTTCTCTTAATATCATCGTGACTTATTCCTCAAACTTGATTCATGATCTTTTTGTATTTGATGCTTTATGTCCTCTTGCATATCAAGAAGCGCATTAATCTCAAAAAGGTCATTTATTGTAATACAAGTTTTAAGCTCAGTCATATTAATCTTACCTGCTAAAAGAGGACGATACATGAACCATTTAAAACTCACTTCGTCGTCAAGCTTTCCGTAAGATTGGTTGTCATTGTCTCTTTTGTTGCTAGGAGACCAGAGAGCTTGTCTATTGGCAAAAAAGGCTTGAAATGCACCACCATTGCTTCGAATAATGCTTCAACCATTTCCTCAATATTACCAGTATAGAACTGATTAAAAGTCTCTTTATTTATCGCAATACCGTTACGAGTGGTCTGATTCATGATCTCTAAGATAATATGTCCATCAGGATCATTAACGTGAATAGAGCTCATAATCTTACTAATACCATCACCAATTAAAGATAAATCAGTACTGTTAAGAGCGCCAAAGAACTTCGATAATGACCCACCTATAATTGACGTAAACTTAATAAATAAGTTGGTATTATGCATCGCTGGTAAATAACCAAACTCATATTGCTGACCTTTAATAGTCTTTGTAGTTTTAGCTATCATCAATTAAGGCCTCCAACAAAGAACCCTACCTCTGTTGCTTTTAGTACCCATTCTCTATTATTACCAGTAGTACCGAAATCAACAGTAGGAGTTTTTTCTACATAAGCACCAATACTGGTAATCAAAGTAGAACCTCTATTATCTTTAATAGTCATAGGAAAAACACCAGTATCAGTTTGTCTATCTAAATTAACAAACGTCGACAAAACGTCGTTTGTTGGTGAGCCCTGATTCATTGTAAGAGTAATAGTTGCATTGTTATTATTGATCTTATAACGAATTGAGTTACCATTAGCATCAACTTCAGTATTATAACGTTGGTCATCCATATCAATTGAAAGCATAGTACCCTCAGCAAATCCAGTAGCTGTGTGCGATCCAATGGATACCGTTAATTGATTAGGATCAAAAGTCTTTTTAGCCATATTTATTCTCCTTTATACTGTTACAGAACCGTTAATAACTACATTTTGAATAGCACCTGTCAATGTAGCTGTGAAGTTCACGTTTGTAAGCAATCTTGCCGCTTTATTAGCGGATGATACATTTAAAATATCAGGTACAGTAATAACAAAGTCCTGATTGATAATACCACGCAGTACAGCTTCTTGCAGCGATGCTCTTAGTGAGTTCTCAATAAGACCTATACCATTATTGTTGTATGGTATCTTTGGAGCAGCAATAAGAAGCTCTGCAATATTTTCTTGAATAAATGACTCAAGCCAATCTAAACCATGAATAACATCAATATATTCACCGCTTACCATTGTCCCAAGGAAAGTAACTTCAATCCCAGCTAGTTCAGTAAAGTAGTTACCCTTTCTAAGTTTAATGTTAGCACGCTGTGTTGCATTTAAATTACTGTTATCATTCACACCGATAAGCTCTTTATAAGCCCAAGTAGCACTGCCAGGTTGCAAAGGTAACATTCTACCAAGCCAAGCTGCATTTACCCAATCTGTAGGTGTTTCCGTATACATTAAAAACGTTCTATTGTAATTAAAAGCATTAAGTTGCTTTAGAATATTGTTATTTGCGTCAGCTTTAATATCTGTATCCGCTGAAATAGTAGCAAATATCTTAGACTGAGTCTCAACTGCTGCCGCAACTGCTAGTACATCAGCATCAACAAGTGACGTAAGAACAACTGCGTAAAACTGCTCACCATTACTTAAACTAAGGCGATTATATGCATCAATAAAGTTAGCATCAGTAGCTTGCTTTTGACCTATTAAAATCTTATCTGGTTTAATAGGCTGTGCAAATATATGAAACGCAATAAAGTACTCAGGAGTATTATTTGCATAATCTACAGTAACTTCAACAAGTGAAGTATACGTTTTTAAGTTAGGTACAATACCAGGTACACTTTCACCTAAGATCAGTATAGTACCAAAGTCAGCTCTTGTAATTCCAACACTATCCCTAGTAATTGTAATATTAACAACTTCGTCAATCAGTGTAGCCATTTATATTTACCTATCTATTATAATATTATTACCAGTAATCTCATCTAGTATCTCAATATGATCAATCAATCCAACATCATCACGTACTAATTGATTCAAAGAAAACTCAACTTCTAAAATAGCACGACTTTCGTTTATTCCGTTAATAGGTACGGGTACTGCCGATACTCCCATTATAGTCTTTATATATACCATATCTGCCCTGAAATGATAATAACTAAAATCAGTTCTAAACTCATTTTGTATGTTATTTAATATCTCTTCAGATTGATGTAACCCATCGCAATAAGCTTCCATAGTTGCTATAAACGATTTATTCATTATAACGTCTTGAATGCCGTTAGCATCAATGTCATACTTCATAGGGAAACTAACATCATTCAAAGCACCAATAGCGATAGTTATAAACGGCTTCTTGGGTCTTGGCGAGTTTTGATTAGCAAATATAACGCTAATAGTTGGATCATTCACAGTCAATACTATAAACTCAGCTAATCTAGTATAAACTTCACTAATTAACATCAGACTCCTCTTTTACTACAACAATCTCATAATGAGCCAGTATCGTATTTTGCCATATCTCAACTTTAGTAACAAAAAACCTCTTACCGTATAATAAAACTACATCTGGGTTATTCTGGTTATCTTCAGAAGTAAATAGTTGAGTGTTAGTATATAATATAAACGAGTCTTTAGTTCTATAACCCTCTGGTAACGTTAGCATTATCTCAGCAGGAGTTGGTTGAACATTAGCCCTTATAGTTAAGCTAGTTTGCCCCCCGTCAACCCATACGAAGTTTTGATATGACCCCGCACCAATTCTTATAACACTTACATCTCTTTTAAATATGTCTGTAAGCATTAAGTACCTTCATCGTATTGCCACCTTATAGAATTACGTAATAAACCAGTATCTATAAGAGTTTTAGTGCTTCCTTTCTTTTCAACAGTAGCAGGAGCATTCTTAGGTTCAACTCCTGCTGTTATTGTAGCCTTTATATCGTCAACAGCTTGTACGCCAACAATACCTATAGCTCCTAATGGGGAATATTTATTGTCTATAACGTTTATATAAGCCTTATCAATTTCTTTATTCCAGTTATTCTTGGCAGCAGCTGTACTTCTAATAAATGAACGCTCTGGAATATTACCACCTATAGACTTTGTACCAAACTCATTCCAAGCAGCATAATCAACAACTCTAACACCGTCTTGACTTCTACCAGAGCCAGCTTGAATTCCTACTTTTATCACAGCTTTCTTAAACTGTTTTATTCTCTTTTGTAAGTCTTTCCACCCAAGATCAGTGTCTTTATAAACTAACATCCACAATTAATATTCACGTTAGTTACACGAGTACGAACTGCAAATATACAACCTCTACTTATTCTGTCATATTCACGACCATAACTTGTATCAGATAAACCAGTTGTAGATATTTCAGGAGTCGTATTATTATAACTTATTGCTGTACCACCTTCTTTAACACTAGCTATATCGCCTGATGAACCAGCAGTACGACCCCCAACGGTTAATATATGAGCAGCTAAATAAGCAACTAAAAGAGGACGCTTATCGCCGCATAATCCAGGTGCGATCTCCATCTCAGCAACTAGAATAGCTCCAGTAGTATTAGGGTTTCCCGTATACTCTGGAGCTATAATTATCAAGATGTCAGCAGGTGTCATTTAGATACCACGTCTAAACACTTGAGATTGTGGATAAGCAATAATAGTACCACCATGTTTAGAATGACAAGGCACTTTATATGCTAAATTATCATACTGAGGTGCAAACATCTCAAACACTTGTGGTATTTCTTGCCAGAACTTATTTATACTTTTTTCATATGCAATAAATCCATCCAAACCACCACTAAATGCACCTTTAAGTTCATTAGCCCATTCAACCGTAATTAATGGATTGTTCCTAACAAAGAATTGTAAAATAGTAGTGTCAGTACCAGGTGCCATTTGAGTATTAGCAATTAACTGATATTGCGCGATAGGCATTACAATTGTATTAGGATATTCAACGCCATTAGTATTATCAATAATAAAAGTAACAGCTTCGTTCATATCTGCAAGAATTTGAGTAGGTGTTTTACCTGACCATAATCTAGCAGCAGCGTTAACGCCTGCTACAAAGTTATTGTTTATAGCTGGGTTAGTAATCCATCCACCTATACCATAAGCCGTACTACCGAAGAATGCTAGGCGGTTCATTTCTTGTAAATGAGCATGAGCAGCAGAATTAGCTTTTCTTTGCTCTAGCGGCTTATTTGCAAAACGTGCAGCTCTAATATCTTCCAAAGAAATGATGAAAGAGTTACCAATAGATGCAATATTGTTAGTAATCTGCACACCTTTAGCATCAGCTGTAGGTAGATCATCCGCATAATTAGCAATAATCTTAGCAGTACCTGTAGAATCATATTGAGAATATGTAACAGTCTTTGCTCCAGGGTTAGTTGTACTATCAACAGGTATTAGTCTTGTTGATGCCAAAGGTGCATATAATACATCGAAAGATCTAGCTTTAATCTGCTCAAGCTCTCTTAAGAAGAATATTGATTCACCTGCATCTAAATTAAGTAATTGTGTCATATTAATATGTAACCTCTAAATCAAAGTTTAACTCAGCTAATGGGAAATCTCCCACTGGACCACCACTAGTTATATAAATACCAACATAAGTGTTTCCAGCTGCAACATTAGTAAATGCACCAGTGCCTTCAACTAAATACGCTTTATCTCCACCACCAACTTGAACAGAAGGTGCCACTAATATCCTACCGAATGTCAGAACTGCAACATCGGATGGACCAGTATATTTACCGCCAACTTCTGTTAACGTACGAATCTTAGTTGCATCAAATACAGATATCCCTACAACTGACCCATTTGCAGCAGCTGTCCACGGTGCAACATGATCAGTAGCGCCTAATACCTGAGCTAACGCTACTCCGAACTCAATTTCCCCAGCTGTTATATATTTTGAATCTATCCTTCTTATAGAACTATCGCCAATTTGACCAGCTTGTCCTTGCTGTAGTCTAAAACTATAGGCTCCTACTGTCATTTACATTCTCCTATTTAATTATTAATTCAACCATGGTGCGAAATCAAGCACCCCAATCCCACCATTTGCAGGCACACTACTTAAGAACGTACCAACTCGTCTATTATTCTCACCAGGGTTAGCGCCATAAGTTGGTAATATTGTAAAATCACCTATAGTCCCGCCAACTGGATTATTATCTACATAAGCAGGATTACCTGGATACGCTGGGAAGAATGTATTGTTTTTAACAAATATCCTGCCAAACGATAATATAGAACATCTATCACCATCATGATAAATACCATCAAAGTTTATAGGCGTATAAACAGTGACACCAAACACTTCTTGGGTATTATTATAAGGTAAAGCTACTAATTCAAAAGTACCACCAAAACTACCTATTGAAACAGCTCTCCCAAATCCTATGATGTTACCTACAGCAATGGCCACAGAACTATCAACTCTTCTTAAAGAGCTATCAGCAAGCATACCTTCTTGTGCATTAGTAAAATTAAACTGATATGCTGTCATTTATGCCTTTTTCTTATGATGTGAGTTAAGTATCTCAATTGCATTTAGCTTTGGAATAACAGAATCAGTACGTTTAACATTGTTAAGTTGTCTAATTATAGCTCCGCTACCAGTGTTCATTTCAATAATAGCATCAAATCTACCTTCAACATAAGCGTCAGACTTTTCGTCAAGTTTAATTTCATTATCGAAATTAGTAATAACGGTTTCCATAATAGTACGATCAGACTTATTTAAAGTATCTACACAGTCAAGTTTAATAACTTGCGATACCTTATTAAGCAACTCCATACGAGCTTTTACTCTTTCTTCAACAATAGAATCAATATTTATATCTTTAAGCTTAGCATTTTCAGCTCTCAATTGATCGATAGTAGCAAGCGCCTTATCTAGTTTAACGTCTTCGCTGTCTTTCTTTGTTTCTTTATCAGATTCTTTTTCTTCAGCTAAAGTTTCGTCAGACTCCTTTTGCGCAGCAGTTTCAACTTCAGTTTCTTTATCTTTTTCAGTCATATATGAACCCTCATTATCTTTTAATTTATCAACTTGAATAAGCGCGCCATCTAAGTTAATTCTTGCAGACCTTCCCGCACGTGCAACTTCTACAATAGCTAAGTGATTATAATCAACATTAGTTTGACGATGTGTATATCTCTCACCTTCATACTCACCATCTTCAGCAATAACATCAACTTTATAACCAAGAGATAACTCTTGTTTACCACGGTTAACAATATTAATAGCATCTTTGTGAGTAATAGTAAGGGTGGTAAGTATAGAATTGCCGTCAAGCTTTACAGTTTCACCAGTCATCCCCACAAGTAACTTATCTACATTATCAGTAGTAACAAGTTCTTTAGGATGATCATTTGTAACAGGTATGGATTTAAGAGTATCTAAACTATCTTGCTTCAAGATATCATCAGGATGCCTAAGCTCTAAGCGAGTTGTACCATCAGCATTCATATATTTAAAAACGCCTGTACGTGTAACAATAGCATCTCCTCTAAGATAACCCTCTTTGGTTACCGTTAGTTTAGGTATTACTATTTTATCAACTCGAATATCGCTCAAAGCTTTACAATTCCCATATTAATATAATTAAAATATCTTTATATAATAACAAAGTCAACATGTTCCACGTGAAACGTTAATCAATTATAGCCCTACATGTACAGCGACATTGAAAATCTTCACCAAATTGCTTCTCAACCCCTCTAATTGATGATCGATGACGCAATAAACTATCAGATACAACATTTTTATATGTAAGATCACTATCCCACTGACATATTTTGCCATTCATAACCTTATGAGAATCTCTAACCCTTTCATCATCACTAGTAACCCACTCATATTGTGTTATACCAAGTTTAGCATGCTCATCCCTTATGTAATTTGAATTAAGCTTAGCAACTTGATCTCTAGCAATTAATCTAGATCTATTCTCTGCTACACCAAACTTAGTCTGTATTTGATTCTTTAAATCATAAATACCAGTACCTTCTCTAAACCCTGTCTGAATAATCAATGACACATCATTTAGCATAGTTTCAGGTATAGATTTTATAAGTCTAGAGTTAGTAACTGCCCACGAACGAGCAACCTCGTCTAAAGATTCATTGCCAAGGGATTTAAATATATCAACCCCTAAAACAGGTTCAGTTTTCACACTTAATAAACCTTTAAGAGAATTTATGACTCCGTTAGTTACAAACTCTCTTATCTTCTTAGCACGATAGCTTAAACCACCTATCATCACTAATACTTCAGCATTAGATCTTTCTTTAATATCGATAAGCAATAATTCTATATCCTCAATAAACCCATCATAATTTAAAGAGTCTTGTCGCTTATAATGATTATTTAAAACTGGATATACTAGCCGTTTTACTTATTTTTCAATAAAGTAAACGAGCTTAAGAAGTGAGGTTTTATATTTAAACTCATCACTTCGAGGAAAATATAAAACCTTAGCTTTTATCATTAGTCTTGTTTAATTTCTAAATTCATAGCACTAGTTTTAACGTCATTAAGTTCGTTTATCAAAGTTTCAATGTCTTTGATAAACTCATCTTTCTTAGCTTGGCTAATCACTGAAGCATGACCATTAAATAGAATTAAACCACTATACATTATAGTTTCAATAAATACTGGTAGTTTACGAAGTTTTTCTATTACTTTATCCATTATATTATCCTCTTATTTTAATTATTAAACATTTTCTATATTATCTATTAAATCATTTTGACCTGATAGATTAATATCATTATTAAGATCAGCTGAGACAAATCTCTCATATTCTTCATTATCAGTAGTACTATCAATTCTCTTAAATCGCAATTGACCTTCGATATGTTCCACGTGAAACAACTTCTCTATAGCTTTATATATGCATCTTCCTTCATAAATGGAATGGGAAATAAATAAAGGTGAGAAAATCATCCCTTTAAATACTGGATTCCATTCCTTTACTGCTTCCATTCCCGTAGTAACCAATGGGAGCGTTAGCAATATACCCTCTAATGCACAAATAGCCCCACCAAGTTTCTGTTTCCATGTAGTACTTTCTTCACGCTTTTCAAATAACCACCTAAGTGAGTTATGCTCAGCAACACCTATAACAGAAGCCCCGGCCACTCCACCTATTAAGGCACCCATGACAAAGCTAAGTTCTTCCCCCATTCCAAGTTCCGTACCAAGATATGCAGCAGATGCAGAATAAGCAATAAATCTTCCAGTCGCAGAAAGTAGGGTAGGCATATAAACAAATAAGTTACTTCCTATACTATCAAGATTTATATGATGTAACTTATTTAAAACAAAATCGCTTAAATGTTCAAATGCCTCTAAGCTTTTATAAATACACAACGGTAGAGTGGTAAACGTTGCCCATGCTAAATATTCATCAAATCCTGAAGAGTCAACAATTGACTGATTAGTAACCTCAATTGCCCATAATTGTGATACTGGCAAAATAGCGGAACATAAGCTTGCTACTTTGGCAATATCAAGAGCTATCTTTTGAAATTGTGAAGGCTCTTCCCCATGATCTCTATGCTTCATGTAGTGATATAAAGCAATAGTCGATACTGTAGAGAATATAGCAAGTGTATTAACGCTAACCGCCACTGATGCTACGTTATATTTATCTATAATTAAACCAGCTTCACTAAGGTCTTGTATTTCTGAATCGAAAATAGGCAACATAGCAAGACCTGTACCAATACCAACTATCCCGCTAATAGCCAATTGAACAAGCTTAATCTTGGTACAGGAAAACTTATCTAAACACTTATTATGCTCTTTAAGCTTAATAATATGGTCATTTAATACTTCTTTATTTGAAACCCTATTACTTATATTAGTATATGTAACTTGTTCAACTCTGTTAGAAGAATTGAGATCCACTACATCTACTATATCACTAAAGTCTCTATTTTCTATTTTATTATTAACAATAGAAATATTAGCTCTACGATTATCAATAAGCGATACTTTCTCTGAATCAATACC